TTCGCATCGGCTTCCGTTTTATATAATTCAGCACTAACAATGTATCTAGTGTCTGTGGCCTGCTCAATCTTTGTTCCCACTCTTCCATCTGGGTAATCCTTCCACCATTTTTCTAGTCGGCTCTCGACTGTTTCATAATCTGCCAGGTTAAATGCCATTAGTCTTTCCATTCGTATCTATCGTCTGACATGGCATCTGTAATTGTTTTTGCGATACTAATGTAGGCCAGGCAATCTTCGTAATTGTCAAGGATCGTAGGATCTTCAGCTTGCCGGCTGATCTTGACCAACGCCATACAAATTGCAACCTCGTTAGGTTGTATTGGATAACCCAAATATGCACTCCACANTTCGGCAATCCTCTTGTGGTTTGTAATTGGATGCCCATAGCTGACACCTCGCGCATGAATAGTTTTGATGACATTATCAAATAACTTCTCAGTTGTTGTTGTCATAAGTTTTGTTTTCTGAAAGTGATCGGTGCGACTTCCAACCCTCAGCTCTGCCAACCCAATANCCTCTGTCAAAGGCTTTATCCATTATCTTTGTTATTGCCCAATAACCTATTATTAAACCTAGCATGCAATAAAGCCATAGCCAGGGTGTTGTTGTCATTATCATGTAGCCCTACTTTCCATACCACAATTTGTGGCATAGCAATAGTGTCGCACTTGTGTACGACTTTGTGGATTATTTAGGGCGTTGTTTGTATAACGATTAGGTAACGATGTTACCCGTAATACCGCCCGAAAGCTGTAAATGAGCCATCCTTATTGATCGGCACTAACGTGGGTGTTAATGTCTTTCCTACGGCTTCTAGTATAGCAAAGCCCATCTGCCAATTCGCGCTTCCATAGCGTATATAAGAGGCTTTTTTTCTGTCCATTAGATTGCCTACCTCAACACCGTATAAGGGCCTGTAATGGCTTCCTATGGCTTCTGTATAGGCACTCATGCCTAGTCTATGGCTGTGTCCACATATGACCGATTTGCCCCATTTTTTAGCAAGGTTAAGGGCTGTGATACCTGCGTGCTGGCTCATGCTGCCCTCATCGCCATGTGCTAATACCCAGCCAGGGTAGAATTCATAAGCTGTGCGATAGTAATCAATGCCCATGCTAGCAAAGTCCATGAACTTAGGATATTGCAGCTCTGGTAAACCTATAAGGCCCGGTGCTTTTAGTAAAGTATTGTAAAGGCGATCAGTATGATTACTGCGGATAACACTAGCCTTCTTACTGTATTCGGTAAGATCCCATAGAATATTTTGACAAGCTGCACGATCCTTGTTAAGAGTCTGACTGTAAGCCAAAGGTGTGCCATCGGCCCATTTGCTAATTGTTTGGAAGTCAATCTCATCCCCAACACATAGAACCTCATCAAACTTCTCACGTCTTGCCAACTTGATGACGTTCTTAACAGCCTGCTCATGATGAAAGGGAACTTGTAAATCTGATATTACTAGCCAACGCTTAATCGTCATCTTCTTCTGTAGGATCAATACTAGGTATGATGCCGCCATCACCAATAACCCAGTCTGGCATAGTCGCTCTATCTGATACAAAGTACAATGCACAGCTCTCAGTAAAGCCAGCCTTACGTGCAGCCTTGTAGATCTCGTTCATCGCAATATAATGCTGATCTAATTTAGATAATGGCTCTGGCGACTTACGCACTATGCGTTTAATATATTTCTTACGCTTACGCCTTGTATCAGCCATACTATAATTGTCGCTTAACTATTAAAGAATAAAGATCATCGACACGCTCTTCAAGTCTCGTGCTTTTTTCATCAATGCGAGATATAGCATCATACAAACTAGATCCGCTATTAGGTTTAAGCTCTATTAAATAAGATTTAATAACCCAACGTAGAGCCACTAATAAACTTGTTAATACGGCGCATACGCCAACGGCTAAAGCGACCCATTCGCCGGGTGTCATGCTTCATCTGCACCGAGGCCATAAGCATCATCGGATTTATCTAAAGCCCTAGCTGCTGGGCCTGCAAGTGCGGCCACTACCACTGAAATAACTGGGTCAAGTCCTAGCTCATTACTTGCTAAGAATGTTAAGAATGATACAAGCACACCCCTAAAATATGATTTAAGTATTGCCTTCTGCTTATTGCTTATTTTCATATGTTACCCCCTAGTAGTGGTATATCAAACGGCTTGCTATCTTTATTGCCTAACTTTGTAAAGCTGATGTGCATGTGCTTTGTGTGTTTGTTATAGCCCTTGTACTTACGCCACTTAAAATTAAGTATCTTGCTAGCGATCATGCCATTATGTATTACGTAAGATATGCGCTTATCGGTTTTCGCACAGATTCTGATTTGGTCAGCCAAATATACTGAGAGCCCCTCGGATGAATCCAAGCGAGAATCCACATCAATGGCTCGTACACACCCATCTGTATCTGGATTATGATCCGATTTTGTGGCGGAATGACGAGCATCACCCAGCCACCCATCAGAGGTAGAGCGACGATCTGGGTACCAGGTATCAATCTGATCTCGTAGCTGTACACCGCCTGCACATAGCCATGGTTTCATTTGCCACACTTCCTCAAGATTGTACTATAAACCTAAAGCCCTTAAATCATCAGTAGTTAAACCAAGTGCGGCAAGTTTTGCTTCAACTACATCCCTAGCCTGAGCCTTTATTTTAGCTTCAACTTTTCGGTTGATTTCAATTTCTTGGTCAATTTTTTGCTGATCTTTTTCAACCTTGTTTAATTCACGCTCTACTGTTTCACCAGTTTCAACATTTACTATTAACTTACTCATTATGATACCCCGTATAATCTAATAGAAGTGTCTGCTGCATTTGAAAAAGTGCCACTACCAGCATTGAAAATATCAATAGAAGATATGGCTGTTGTAGTATCAAAAGTTCCTAAAACATTAAAAAACATTTCTGTTGGACCGCTGTTTTGTGTATAGAGTTGATATTGATAAACTTTAGTTTTTGTTGTGCTTGCATAATTATAAATTGTTAAAACACCTGACGGATTACTTTCTAAAGCAGCAGATGTAGGTGCATCAGAACCAAACGGCCAATTTCCAATAGTTGCTGCTCTGCTAATATCTGCCCCAGTCCAAGTTGCAAATTGTAAAGTAGGTTGAAATCCAACATACTTTCCTTTATAAATGCCTGCTGTGCTGTTGTTGTTAAATCTAATACCGAATGCTCCGCTTGAACCTGAATTAGTAATTCCGTTATAAACCAAAACTAAATCTTTGTAAGTTGACGGGATTGATGATAAAGATAAACTTCCCAAAGCACTTGCAACTGTTTCTGATATTAAGGTTATGCCACCACCAGCAGCGGGTGTAGCCCAACTTGGAATACCACCTGCGACTGTTAGAACTTGTCCAGTGCTACCAATTCCAAGTCTTGCTGGTGTAGATCCACTTGAAGAATAAATACTATCGCCTGTAGTTGTCATTGGGTTAGTCATGCCAGTTGTATCTACGTTAGCCCACGCACTGCCTGTGTAATATGTTGTTACATTTGTATCTTTAAGATAAGCAAACTGTCCTTCTTGTGGTGATGTAATTGCTGAATCTCTAGCTGCTGCACTTGCAAAGACTAAAATGCCTTGCATCAAATAACCATTAGTGTCGGCTGCAGTCAGCACCTCACCAGTTGTAAACGTCTTAAAACCTAATCCTGCTGCCATTTGTACTCCCTAGTAACTTAGGACATTATAGTCTAAAGTGCCATAAATCGTATCATTTAGGATAAATGCGTCTATGACTGGCTCTAATGTCGTGAACGTAGTGCGCCAACTATTCGGTGATATATTCATGCGTACACCGAAAATCTGTAATGTTTTTTCTAAGGTAGATCCGCCTGGCTGTGTAGTAATTACCTTTATAGGATCAAAAAAGTCTAGGTCTAGGGCTGCAATTATGCCTGTGTTGTAGTTAGAGGTGTATAGGTCTAAAACTATGGAATCTACTCGGATGCTAGTCTCAGCTCTACTAGCCACATACGCCTGTGAGTAGTCAAGTGCAACAGAATCGCTCTGCATTAAAAGGTTGTCTAAAAAGTAGCTGTGTAAAAAATACTTATCTATGCTTGCCTGATTTAAAGCTACCTGTGCGCTTCCACCTAATCTAGTAATGGTGGCTTTGTTAAATATGAGCACATCGTTAAGAATCCAACTAGCATCAAAATAAACTATGCCTGTGCCATTATCTGCAAAGACTGTAGGTGTGCCGCCAATAGATCCTGCAGTTACGTCTCTATCTTGAAATACAAAAGAGCCACTAGCATCTACATAAAGTGCGCCATATTCAGAAGTGGATACTGTGGTAAGAGCTGCTAAGGCTGTGCGGTTAGTGCCGGGATCTGCCTGCATAGTAGTTAGCCCTGCATCTACATCACGCATAGTTGCTGGCCAGTCAATTTCGTCTAATATCTTGTTAACACGTGTGCCAGATAATTGTCCAGCGGTAGCATCTGTAACTGTGCTGATCTGTGCTACCTGCGCTAATCTAAAAGCATCTACAGCTTGTATAGTTGTTATTGCTACATCCTCGCCTGACTCACCTGGGTATGTAGTTACATAGCTTGTAATGAATCCAGAAAATATAGGATATGTTACTGATGAGTAAGTTGCAGTAATCTGCACCTTCTTCATAGGTGTTAATAAATTGTAATATGGGCCAGTAACATTCTGCGGATTAAAGTCGCCATTCTGATCTGTTATGCGTAATGTGAGTGCGCCTGTCTGAAATTGATCTGATAGTGCAGTACGGCCTCGGTTAGTCTCTATGCGGTTAACTTGATTAGATACATCTACAATTACAGATGCTGAATCACCTAATATATTTGTGTTTAATATGCCTGTATCTAATATCATAGCCTGAGCAAACGATGGCCCAGTGCTAAAGTTAATTACTGCATTTATTACTGGTATTGGCATTATGGTAATTGCCCTGCGCCAGTAGTGCTATATCCACTACGGCCAGCGACTTGGATGCTTTCGGCTACTAACTGTGCAAACTTATCACCAGATGGTGAGTCAATTCTTACGTTTACATCTAGTGATCTATTGCCAGATTCCCTAGCTCTTTCTGTTGCTATTTGAGATACGTTCATACCAGCATAAGAAGATGATCCGACTAACTGTGTTGCTAAATCTTGGAAATAACCAGCTGGCTGTGATGGTAAACCAGGTGCGCTCACAGTTGGTGCAGCTGAAGTTGGCGTACCAAATTGCTTGTTAATAGTTTCTATTTGTGCATTGATTCTATTAATTAAAGATCTAACTTGAACTAATGCAAACTCTGTAAGACTCTTACCAGCTGCTGCCGCTTCTGCTGCTAATTTCTTTAGTGCGTCTGCTGCTTCCATCTCAGCCAAATACTTCTTAGCCAAAGCCTCGTTATTGTCTAAGATTGCTAATTGTGCCTTTAGGCGTAACTTAGTCTCTTCATCGGTTGCACTGTTTAAGGCTGCGTTTATACCTATGCGCTCTAAGTCAAACTTTTTGCGTAATTCTTCTACATTCTTATTTTCTAAAGCGTTTTTCTTTTGTAATAGTGCTAATTCTGCTGCTTTTGCTTTTGCTAATTTATCCTCAGTTTGGAATCGCTTTGCATCTATACGACCTGCGCTACGTTGCTTATTGGCTGGCAAAACTGCTGCTGGCGCACTCATTCTGCCTAGACGTTGCAGTAATCCTATTGCACTCATTTCGTAAGAAAAAGTTATTAATTGTTTTAGCCCAGGTAGGTTTGCTATTGTTGTTATTCCGCGACCTAATTCTCCTATACCACGTGTTACATCGGCTATGCCTTTAGCAAGTTCGGTCATGCTATCTGTAAAATTACCTATGCTTTTATCATTACCTAAATTAGTTAAAGCATCTACTAAACCTTTACCTATAATTTCTTTAGCATCGGCAGACGCGACTGTAATAAGACTCATTTTGCCTGCAAAAGTTTCTAATCTAGCTGCTGCCTGACTTGCAAACTTAGCATTTAACTCTTCCATGATTTTGTTCATGTCGCCACTCTTTAATGTGGCTTTGCTTATACCTGCGCCTAGTCTGCTAAGACCTGTGGTGTTGCCTGAAAATCCTCGTGTTAATGCTGCGCTAACTTCACTAAGTGATCTACCTGTGGCTGCGCTTACGTTAAGTGC